TATTTTGTGTGGTACTTAAAGTATCTATCGGCCAAAAACTTAAGATATTTCAAGTCAAAGAAATCAACATTAATAACTTCAGACATCTGTTCTGCCCAAAGCCTATCTGTTAACAATCCTTGAACGATTTTTTCTTGGAAGGCCTTGCCGTAACTTCCAAAAGAGACACTCGAATCATCGTAAGACACGTATCTTACTCCTTTTACTTTACGTAAATCATGCTTAATAAGAGGCCTTCGACATCCAAATTTTGAATGCCCATTTTGATCAGCTCTCTCATCAATGTAATCTTATTTCTAGAAGGCTCAAATGTATCTATTATGTGATTGATTTGATCCATTTGGCCTGCCGATAGATTATTCGTATCTAAATATATCAGACGCCAATTTCTTTTCACGATATCAAAATTATCAACTATCTCTCTGTACAGCTTAATTTTCTTATCTGTGTTCGCAGAAGCAGCATCAAAAATTTCCATCAAAGTTGCTTCTTCGCTTGTTGCTAAAATAGGAAATCTCTTAGCGACTGACTTAAACCCTGCACCCTTAATCCCGTCAATGTTATCAGAGCTATCTCCCACCAGGCACTTTGCTAGGCAGTAATTCTCGCAAGATACACCTGTTAAGTCAACGACATCTTCAGCTTCAACAATCTCTTTTTTGCCGAGTCTGTATATTTTAGTTTTATCATTTAGCAACTGGTAGTAATCTTGATCCGATGATATGATGACTTTGTTTTCATCTCGTAAAGCGTACTTACAAAGATAGCCGATGACATCATCGCACTCACAGTCGCCAACATATACTTGACATATAGGTAGTTTCTTAAGCAGGGAGATTAGAGATGCAATCTGGTAATTTTTATTCTTTTCAGAATCAGGTATATCATCCCCATAGAACCTGTTCATTCTTTTGGGCTTTTTACCTTTTTTATACGCGGGATGAATTGATCTTCTTCTAGAAGATCCTCCCCCTTCCCAAACAGCAATAATCTTAGTCGGGGAAAACTTATTACAAACTCCTCGCAAAGTCTTAAGAAACCCTACAGTCCCACCTATATGATGGCCATGCGAAGACATTTTAGGATTTGCCGCATAACATCTAATGAAGATGTTCATGCAGTCTAGTACAAGAACAGTGTCATTCATTTTATTTGCCTGAAGAACCGAATCCCTTGTCAGATCTTTTTGTCGGCCTTACGATATCAGCTTCCATAAATGATGTGGTAGATGACAGCGTTTTAGCATGCACAGCGTAAACAACGATCTGAGCGACGCGATCACCCGTGCTTACGCTATAATCTTCTTTTCCGCCATTGTAAAGAATTGGGCAGATCTCACCCCTGTAGTATGGATCAACAATTCCACCCACAGGAAATACAGAATGCTTAAGTGCTAGTCCTGATCTTCCCTCAATCTTTAGCAGGATCACTTTATGGATATCATTGTCATAGGGAGTTTCGGCAAGAACCAAGCCTGTCTTAATTTGACGAGACTCTCCTGGAGGAATAATGCAATTTTCCACTGCATAAAGGTCCCAGCCCACATCACCGTAATTTTGAGTTGGAATAACCGCCGACGGGTGTGCTTTCTTAACTTTAATATTCAGACTCAATTTAACTCATCCTCAGCAAGATCCATTGCGATAGATCTTACTTCTTCATAAGAATTTGTATCAACTTCTTGATTGTCTTTAAAACGCTTTACAAGAATCTCTTCAAGCATTACTTCAATGTGCTTAGCATACTCAGGGTCATTCAAAAGGTCTTCCATGCCGCTCTTTGTGAATTTTTTCTCAACCTTGACTTCACCTGTTTTGGCGTCAGACACAGTAAGAGTCTTCCAGGCACCGGCACCTTCAACAGAATATGTGTTTCCTTTTGTGGTAACATCAGCTGAAGATCTAAGCAAGTCAGTTATCTGCTCATGCTCTTTGACACCTACGCCGAAGTGAATCTCGAACTGGCAAGACCTAAATGGAGGTGCAACCTTATTCTTGATCGTCTTTGCAGATACATTGATTCCTACGACATCACCCTTCTTGTTCTTGATTGGAGAACCAGCACCCAACTTAATTCGGGTAGAAGAGTGAAAAGGAATTGCCATGCCACCTGGAGTCGTAGTAGGATCTCCGTACATGACACCGATCTTGGTGCGTGTTTGGTTAAGGCATATGAAAAGAGTATTAGTATTTCCAATAACTTGAGTAATCTTTCTCATGCCCCTGGAAATAGAGCGTGCCTGAAGCCCGATCGTATCTTTGTCATAGTCACCTGTCAACTCAGCTTTTGGTGAGGAGGCTGCAACGGAGTCCCAAACAATAGTGATAGGAACATCCTTGTTCAATCCACGCGCTTTTGTAATCGTTGACTCAGCGACCTCAAATACTTCTTCGGTGCACGCAGTCTCAATAAAGACGAAACGCTTAGAAACATCAATTCCAAGCAGCCCTAAGTTCTCAACAGACGTCCCGTTCTCGGTGTCGATGTAAACCACAATACCCCCCATCGCCTGCGTATTGCGGGCGATTTGGAGGGCAATGTGGGACTTACCGATCGAAGGTGGACCAAAGATCTCTACAATTCTTCCGCAAGGAAGACCACCCCTTTTTCGATTAGCAACAATGTAATCAAGTTGGCGAATTCCAGTAGAGACCCAAGCCTTTACGTGTGTTGGAGACTCATCAACGCTGAGATTGTAGGCGATACGACTACCGTGATCCTTGTTAAGAGATTTAATCAAGTCAGAGGTGAAGTCATCAGTCTCTGGGCTCTTTGCAGTCTTTTTTCTCGCCATACGTCACCTCAACCTTCTAGAAGATCGGCAAATGCTTCATCAAGAGAAGTGTATTGCTTACCCTCTTCTTGCGTACTCTTCTGACTGGTGGTTGTGGTATCAGTCGTCGTAGTATTGGTTGTGGTGGTCGTCGTGGTCTGCTCGGTTCCGTCTGAGGAGGATCCATTGAGCCAGTCATTCACCTTCTTCTCAATCTCTTCGTAGGACTCGAGACTATACAGCTCATCGAGGTCCGGAAGACTGTCCAGCAAATTCTGGGTTTGTGTGTCATCATTAGTCAGTTGCGTTTGCTTCCCGCGAGGCATAACTGTAGTGGTGGCCCAATTTTGACCTGGCTGCTTGGTGATGGTAACTTTTACATCACGACCCTCCAAAGGATCGGTGATGTCTCCATAATCGGGATCAAGCATGATAGAAAGCAGATCCTGGTAGACACGCTTACCGAAGGACCAGAGTTGAGTACCCTTGTCTTCTTCACCTCGAACCACAACAGGGGCATAAGCACGCATCTTGGGATACAGGCGCTTACACAGCTCAGCAGACTCAGGGGTACCGTCGTCACGCAGCTTGTTGATCAGCTCCTGGATGGGATCAGGCTTACCGAACTGCTTGGGTGCGAGGATACCGCGATTCTCACCGATGTTGTAGTAGAACCAGCGCTCCTTGAAAGGTTGGCCGTCGGAATCTTTCCACGGCAGCAAGCGAATGGTGTATTCGCCCTCATCGGGACGCCAAAAGATCGAGCTTCTCTTAGGACCGTTCCCAGAGAGCTGTGCGACCTTACGTCGAATTGCATCAAAATCAAGTGCCATTTTTGTCTCCTTATTTCTGGCAGTTTGTATGTAGTAAATTTACACACAAAATCGCAGATGTTCAAGGGAGACTGTAATTATTTTTCGTTTCTTTGGCGGGCCAAGATGCGGGCGTTCAACTTCACGGGACGGCCACCATACATCTTAGCTGTGAACTCCCCGCGAGACTTCAGCGTGGAGGGATGGTTAGACGCACCCAAAGGCAGGGAGTATCCAGCAACGGCAGCGGAACCGGAAAACTCATCCATGTCCTGGCGATCTTCCTCGTTCTCTTCCTCGTCCTCATCCATGAGCTCAACTGAGTAAGCAGCGACATCTGCAGGCATCTTTCTCTTACGGGCCTCTGTGATCTCATGCTGGATCATCTCTCGGATCAGTTCTCTCAATGCTTGCTCTTCCATGCTTTGCTCCTTAGACTCATGTATACCGGTAGCTCCGATCATGCCTTTGCCCCCGCCTTTCTTGATGTATATGCGCTTCATGGAGGTCTTGTAGTTTCCGGCTTTGCCGGGCGGGCCATCCATCTTCTTGAAGTCTTCCTTGTCTTCGTCGGTGTAGTGGACTAGAGATCCGTCACCCATACGTCCCATGATGGAAGCTGTGTACTGGCCCGTCTGGCCCGTTCGCGGCCACGCTTGGGGTAAGTTTCCTAACCTGTGCGCGTCGGGTGGGGCGATCCGGTGAGAAGTTCCGTGAGCTCCTGTCTGTGCTAGACCGGATCGTCTCTCGTGACCCCTCTTGATGTACTTTGGTTGAAAGCGCTTCTTCATAACGTTGTATAAGTATGCTTCAAGTAGAGAAAGGGTTCATCTCTCTCGATCTGCTGCCATGACCAGTTTGTTAGCA